ATTCTCCCTTCGTTGTAGTTCTGGAAGATACTTTGCGTACTTCATGTGAACTGTGATGTCTGATAAAATTTCTGATGCTATTTCCATTATTTGTTCTCCTTTTTAAATTTCTTGTAAATGTCTGCTAATCTCTGCTTTTGATTCTTCGCGGCATCTTTATTGATTTCTTGAATGGAATTACCATCCGGCTCTAAGACTTCCAACAAAACATTAGAAGTGTCCATTCTCATAGGGTAGACTAGTCCGTCTGGTCCATTTCTATTTTTAGCTACAAACATTCTCGCCGCATTGACATTCTTGTCTTCAATCGTCCGAGATAGAGTAAATATGAAGTCCGCAACAAAACATTTATTGAAAGCTTCAGAAATACTTTCCATTGTGATAACTTCAGCATTCAACCCTCCACGATTTGTCTGTGAAGCGGTCCAAATAGGGCATTGAAACTCTTGCGATAATCCCCTTAAATTTTCGTAAATTGATTCAAGCTCGATTCTTTTTTCTTTGTAGTTACCTGTTGGCTTCAACAAGTCAGCATAATCTACGATAATCATTCCAACATCAATTCCGCGATTCTGTAACTTTGTTAGATGGTTTCGTAGAGTTGTAACTGATGCTGATTTAGTTGGATACTCTTTAACAATTACATTTCCTTTTACTTCTTTGACCTCATCATAGATCTCTTCCTTACGATGGTAAAGATCTTTTAGATGAATGCCGGTCATACACGAGTCATAACGAGAAGCTACAACTGTGTCTGCTAGCTCTAGTGTAAAGTGAACTACTGTCTTACCGTTGATAAGTCCCTGAGTTCCCAAGTGAACCAAAGCCATTGATTTACCTGCTCCTGTTGGAGCAATAACAACACCAAGCTCGCCTTGACCCAAGCCACCTTTACTAATCTTATCAATAAGGTCCCAGCCTGTTGTAACTGGATTTCGTTGCTTGAGAACAAATCGTTTCTCAAAATCTAGCTTGTAATCGTAGCCATAGGAGTTGTCTGAGCCAAGCTTTAGAGCCTCATTGATAAGAACTGAGATCTCGTCAAATGAAGCCTTCTGTAACAAGTTGGCTGATTTCATTAGAGCTTCCTTGAGCTTCTGCTTGCGGCAGAAGTCCAATGAAGTGTGTTTCACATAATCCTCATCCTCAACGGACGGATTAGCATGAATTCTAGCAAAAAAGTCTCTAACTTGTTTAGTTAGGACTTGGTTGCTTTCGTCCAGTTCTGTTCTTAGAATTGTTGCGATGGCTTGTGAGGATGGGTGAGTTTGGTACTTCTCTCTGTAATCAAACAGTTTCTCAACGAACTGTTGTAGGTATTTTTGTTCCAAAAACTCAACCTTAAAAACCTCACCGACCTGATCGCAAAAGGCTCTATCCTCAAACATAATCTGAACTAGGTTTTCCTGAAAGTGTTTTCCAAATTTTGAAAAATCTTTATTTAGCATTAGCAATCCTTATGCGGTTCATTGATGTGTAGAGGTCATCCCAATTTAGTTCAGCAAAGCCGTCCTTCATCATCATTTTGATAAACTCTGTTCTTGCGAACTCTAATGGGTAGTTCTCTACCGACTCTTTGATAACTCTACTATTCTGTGGCGATAAGTTAATCGTTGATAGGTTCATCACCTGATAGTTCTGCTCAATGAGCGTCTTGTTTTCAGTTATCTTATCCCAGAATCGGTTCTCCACTATAGCAAGGTCGAACACATCTTGCAAGAGGCAATCCTCCTTCTCAAGCAAGATTGGCATTCTTTTCGCCACAGTCTTGAGACCTACACCTTTTACACCGGGTAGGTTATCACTCTTATCTCCAACAATGGCTCTCGCAAGTGCGAAGTTTGATGGGTGAATCTTGTACTCTTCAATAATGTTGTTCTTGTTTAAAATCTGCTTTTGTGTTGGACGATAAAGAAGTGTAGAGTCATCTAAGAGTTGGAAGTAGTCTTTATCACTTGAGACAATAACTTTTTCCTTGCCCCTAAAACGAGCTACCAAAGCTCCAATAATGTCGTCTGCTTCTGAGTAGTCAATGTTAATCTGGCAAACTGGTAGTTGATTAAAATACTCAGCCAAACGAACCATCTGCCAAATTTTATTTTGAGCTTCTTGCTGCTCTGTTAGATTCTTAACAGCCCTGTTTAATCTAATGGGCTTTCGCCCCTCCTTGTAGCCTTTGTTGACCTTTCTTCGTTTTGATGAACCCTCGCGACCATCCCAACAAATGTAGACTTGTGTTGGCTTAACCTCCCTACATAGCTTTTGTAAAATCTTTAGAGAGCCCTTGATTCCTCCAATTGGCTGGCCGTTAGAAGACAGTGAAGGATCAACGATGTAGGCTCTGTAGTACATGTTTAACATGTCTACGATCATAATTCTTTCCATAAAAAACCCCTGGTAGAAACTACATTCTACCAGGGGCTGGAGGCGAAGTCAAGTAGTTTTTATCTTCCTTGACCTCGATAGGGTTTCTTGTAGCCCTTTGATCGCTTGTTGTGGAACTTTTTACTAAAGGTTCCGTTGCCTTGATTTGTTTTCTTTTTTTGGCTCTTATGGTCTCCCTTCTTTTTACTCATCATTTACCTCCTTTTCCTCATAAAAATCGCTAGAGTTGCCAATCCTCTTGTCAAACTTCATAACCACTTCCTCTTCCAACAATTCCATAACTCTATTGCGAAACTTCTCATCTTCTAACTTAGTCATCCACTGCTTGCTTTGGAACTTGTCTGTAGATCCGTCTTCATAGTGAAGAGTAAACCAAGCACCAGCATTTGTTAGCTTCTCTGATGACTTAACTGCTTCAAACCAGCTTTCTCTATCCATAATCTTAACTTCTTCGCCTGCCCATAGAATCTTGAAAGCACATTGTCTTCCTTGAGTTCCAAAGCGGGACTTCTCAATCTTTGCCTTGACCTCTGTGCCAATTCTGAATCCTTTATCATCAAAGATAAAAGATGACTTGCCCTTACGAGCAGTTAGCCAGATGCGAAGCGAGTAAGAGTAGGCTAGAGCCTTACCACCTGGGGTAAAGTAAGGTGTAGTAAGAGCTTCTGCTGTGTTTCTAGTAATGTTTGTCTTCAACTGATTTAGAATTAGTAGAGTTGACTTTGTGTTTGCTATCGGTTGAATCAACTTCGCCATTCCTTTTGATAGAATACGAGGCTTCACAGCCATTGTTGATAGCGGGTTAAAGTCTGACTCAATGTCTGAAACAGATGGTGTTAGAGCCATAGAATCCCAAATGAATAGCATTTGGCTATCATTGTTCGCAAGTAGGCTCTCAATTGTTTCTAACACAAACTCTACTGAACTAGCTTGAACATAAAGCAATCTCTCAATGTCGCAGCCAGCATTAGCTAAAAACTCTGGGTCAATAGAGTTTTCTGAATCAAAATAGATAACATCAATGCCCATTCGTTGAGCATTACCAGCGATTTGTGCTGCCATGTAAGATTTACCAGTTGCTTCCAAACCAGCAATCTCACTTACCTTTCCTACAGGAATGCCACCCCAATCTCCTCGTTTGATAATCCCATCAAGCCACTTACATCCCGTAGGGATAAACTGGTTTACTTCTGTTGGGTTGTCCTCCGATAGAGAGAAGGCAACATTAGTTCCTGCTTTTTTATTAATTAATTTTTTCATGTCGGCTAAGTTTAACCGACCAGTTGCTGCTTTCGCCATTTTTTCTCCATAATAACGGAGGGGGAGCTTTCGCTCCCCCTGCCAAACAATTAACTAGCGAGTAGATCCTTGAAGGCATCATCTACAGATGAGCCATTGGACTTGTCTGTAACAACAACTCCATCGGAGCTATCGCCATCCTCACCGAGTAGGAACTTATCTAGAATAGCTGAAACATCTTCCTTTGACTTAACCTCAAAGAGCTTATCAAAATCAGGCTCACTATCTAGGAACTCACTCATCTGGTCGGAATCACCGGACAATGCTGAGGTCTTACGACGAGCAGTGATGTTAGTTGATGGGAACATCGCACCTGGAGCCTTACCATAAGTTA